AAAGTGAGACGCTATTTTCCTGATTTCTATATAAAAGTCCTTGAGAAGACTGGGAAAATAACTAAGTATATAATAGAGGTTAAACCTAAAAAACAAACACAACCACCGAATGAGAAAAATAAAAAAACTGCTGCCTATCGTAATGCTGCATTAACTTACGCAAAGAACCAAACTAAATGGTCTGCTGCTAAGGAGTATTGTGAAGACAGGCAGATGAACTTCTTAATACTAACCGAGGATCATTTAGGAGTATGAAACAATGGCAACAGGATTCGCTGCTATCCAGCGTAACACAGCTACCTCCACGTCTGGATATAAAACACTGTTTGAAAAAATAACAGAAAAAACAAAGGGGGAAAGAAAAACATTTTCATGGTATCGTGCTGCTGTAAAATCAGAAGCAAGCAGTTACAATACAAATTTTAAAAAGTATATATTGAATGAAAAGAGTGATAATGTAGGTGCTGTAGAAGATCAAGACGCAAATGAACTACGCAGATACCCTGTACAAGGTCATCTTTACATGTTTGAGTACAAAGCAAAGATGAGTTACTTGAAATATTATGACAAGTTTCCTTTAGTATATGTTATAAAAGCAAGTAAGAAAGGTGAGTTCTGGGGTGCAAACCTACATTACATGACACCAAAGAAGAGAATTATGGCGACAAAAAAACTAATGGAAGGTAAAATTGACATTCCTAAGGTTTGCTTCCATAAATACCTTCAGTCTCAGGTAGATGGTCTAATGATTGATCTTGCTATCACTGAATGGGATACCGCAGTTCTTCTACCAACTGAGGATTTTGTTAAAAATGCAGGGAAACTTTCATTTCCTGTTGACAAGGAAGAAGTTTGGAATGACACCAAAGATACTTTCTACGACAAAATTAGAGGTCAAAGAATAGTAAAAGGATACGGAACAACACAATCTAGGGAAATGGCACTATGAGTCTACCAGCAAATGGAACTGATATATTTTACGGTACAATTGATGGTGATCAAGTGCCTAGACTCGACTGGAAAAATGGTAGAGCAGTTGGAAAAGGACCTAATGGAGGTCAAGGTGAATATATTAACCAAGTAGCATGGAGTGAATATAATAGCACTTTCTATAAGTGGGATGGAAATGACTGGGTTACAGTTAGTAATGTCGCAAATTTAACAGAAGCAACAAAATTATACAGAAATAAAGATCTATATCAAGAAAGTAATACAGCTGCTAAGGAAGAAATATCAGAAAAAGAAAGTATAAAACTTACACCGTATGAAGCAGCAGTAAATCCAGTAGGATTTACATCTGTCAGGTATCCTAAGAATGTTAGCACCGCAGACAATTCAGATTTTGTTTTGTTTGATTTTTTTGATTACCAACCTCCATTTAAAGACAACCAAACATTTAGTGGTGAATTATCAAATGATTTAAAAGCATCATTTGCAAATAATTTCTTTAGAAATGATAAAGATGTAAGATTTTTTACTAATGAAACATTACCACAATATAATAGAACAGCAATGTCTGCTGAACTTTACAAACGTGATACAACAGGTAAATTTCCTCAAATTATGTTGTACATGCCAGATGATATAAGTGATACATTAAAGGCAGAGTGGGAAGGAAAATCATTTGGAGCAACAAGTGCTGGAATTTTAAGTGCTGCTGGTGCTGAAGGAGGTATTGAAAAATTAAAAGGAGCAGTAAACGTAACTGGAAAGAGTATTAGTAAAGCACCAGTTGAATTAGCAGCTAGTTTAGTTACAAATTTAGCAAAAGGAATTACTGGTGACACAATAAACACTGGTGATATTTTTGGTGGTATTGATGGAGTAATTAGAAATCCAAATGTAGAAGTATTATTTCAAAAAATGAGTCTTAGAACTTTTGATCTAACTTTCAAATTAATACCATATAATATGGAAGAAAAAGATGCAATTAAAAAAATCATACAAACTTTTCAGAGAAGTATGTTACCACAATATACTATAGGTGATACTGAAGTTGGTGGTAAGAAAGGATCAGAGAACAGAGCAGTAGAGGCGTCATTCATCAAAGTTCCTAAAGTATGTAAAGTTACATACATGAGAGGTGCTTCAGAACATCCAGACTTACCAACATATAAGATGTGTGCAGTAACAGATGTAGCAGTTAACTATACACCTGATGGAAACTATGCAGTTTATCATGATGGTTCTCCAGTTGCATACGAATTAAAAGTTAACTTTATGGAAACAAAACTTCTATTCTCGGAAGAAATTCCTGGTTGGAAAGATGGCAAAACTTACGGTATGATGGCGGGGTAATCAAATGTATTTTTCAATAGTTCCAAATATAATTTACGATGAGAAACCAGTAAAGTATCCTTTTTCTGCTGCTGATCGTGTAGTTGCTAAAAATTTCTTTCGTAGATATAAACTAAACGATGACATATTTTCATATGCAGTGTTCTTTAACAAGTATGCCATAATAGATGGAGAGCGTCCAGATACTCTATCACAAAAACTGTATGGAGATCCATTTTATGATTGGGTAATTCTCTTAACAAATAACTTAGTCAATGCACAATATGATTGGCCACTATCTAACTACGACTTGAATAAAACTTTAGAAAAAGAATATGATGATCCATACAATGAAATACATCACTATGAAACAATAAAAATTGCACAATACCCTGCTGGTCTACGTGTAGACAAAGCATTTTTTGATAGGCAACATAAGATAAATGATAACGGAACTATATCTGTGGTGAATGGAAGTTCTATCTGTGGTCCTGTAACTGTTGCTGCTCACTACGCAAAAGAAAATGAAAAGAAAAGAGAGATATACATTTTAAAACAAGAATACTTTACATCATTTGTTAATGATTTTAAGAGAAATAATATGTATCAAAAATCTGATAATTATATTGGTAAAAAATTAAAATTAACTGGTTGACTTTTTTGACAAAAAAATACCCAGAAAATTTTTCTGGGTATCATAGAATTGAGTTTTCAATTTTGGATTTACCTAATTAGTAAATTCAAGTACGCTGCTATGACTAATAGAGTTAGACATAGTTGATTGTACCTCACTACTCTTCTGCAAGACGTGCAAAGTATGAGAGTGCATCGTCATCTTCAACGATTGATTCTTCTTTCACAGGTGTTGGTGCTGCAGCAACTGGTGTTGGTGGTGCAACAACTTCATACTCTTCATCATCTACTGTAGGTGCTACTGGTCTTTGACCTATTGCAAGAACTAGATTGAGACGACGCTCAAGATCTTCATAAGACTTAAACTGATCCTTAGAAGTGAATGCTTCTAACGAGTGCTGTGATTTCCATGTTGTTTCCAATTCAGAATCATCTGAACTAAGAGCACTAACACTATCAAACTCACTACTGTCATAGTTCCAGTATCCTGCTACCTTTTTAATCTTCAACTTGAAGTTAGCACCTTCCCAGAAATCAAATACATTTACTGGTTCCTCATCTTGGAACTCAGGTTGCATTGCTGCAAGTATCTTGTCATGGATTTTCTTACCATACTTATACAAGAATACTTTTCCCTCGTTCTCAGGGTGCTTAGGATCCTTTACGACTAAGATGTTGCTGTAGTAAGAGAGTTTTCTCTTTTGCTTACGAGCAGTCTCTTTGTCTGTGTCTTCACCACTGTTCCATAGTCTGCGGTTGACTTCACCTACTGGATCTTTCTCACCTAATGTAGTGAGAGAGTTTTCGATGTACCAACCACCAGGTCCTTGAAATGCGTGTGAATATACCTTTGCCCATGGGATTGTCTCACCATCAGGGGCGGGTAGGAATCTGATTACTGCGTAACCATTTCCAGAAGCGTCAACCTCAGGTTTCCAGAACCTTTCATCAACTTGTTTACCAGTGGAGGACTTCTCTAATTCTTTCTGTAAGAAAGAGAAGTTGTTCTGGGATTTACGCTTTAGATCTGCGAATGACATAGATTACCTCGGATTATTTTAGATTTGTTTTATGTGATGCCCTATCACGTGAACATTATAACAGGCACAGGTAAGGGCGTCAACCCTGTGCCTCTGTTTGTCTTTTCATTGACTGAACTTTTTCTAGAAGTTCATTAAACATTTTTTCAATACTTGTATCAGGTGTTGCACCTAACATTATAATGCCTTGCTTCATTGTGTCAACCACAGATTTTGCTTCTGGATCTTCACTTAATTTTGCACGGGCATAAAAGATTTTTTGTTTTTCTATTAGAATTTCCAACGCTTTAAAATATTCTAACTTTCTATCTTTATCTAATAGAATAAAATTCATGGCAGAACGAAAACAGAACTGTTGTAGTTCCATCATCTCTTGGATGTCTCCTTTTACTATATCGGATTTAAAAAAACTCATACTAACATTAATTTTGCTCTAGATGTTTTCTTCATAAAGTTTAATTGCTGTGCCTCGTGACGGAGTTTTTCCTTCAGAGGTTTGCTTATTAATTTATTTACACTATCTAATTCAATCTCATTCAATTCACAGTAGTGGATAACCGAATCAATATAGTTCATCTCAGGATTGTCGAATGCAATCTTCTCCACTTCTTGCGAGAATCTCGCAGCGGTCATAAATTTATCCTCTAATAATTGTTTTTTGTCCATATCGTTCTTGGTATTCGTCGATGTAACCCATCAACTTAATGAAAAATTCTTTCTTAGGTGGTAGTACCTTGACTTGAGTCTCTCCATTTTCACAAGAAACGATTGTAACGATCTGTTTTACTGTCAAACCGTACAGTTCTTGTAGCATACAAGCATACGCTACTTCTTGCACAAAATAATCATGCAAGTATTGTTCTCGTTTTGGTTCTGCTGCTGTTTTAAAATCAATTATAGACAGCACACCATCAAACTCAGCAATGCAATCAACTCTTCCTGCCAACTCAAGATGCCTACTATAAAGTGCTGCTTCTTGGAGGTATATATTATTTATCCTATCTAAATCTTGGATACTATGCTGAAACATTAAGACTGGAAGTGGATACTTTCCATACTTTTTTAAGTCTAACTCATTGTTTAGATAGTCTTCTACGATTGAATGATATTTTGTACCTCTGCTGGTAGATCTTGCACAAATATTATCTGCCTTATCTTTACCAACTCGTTCTCGCCATCGAGCAATTGATTGTTTCTTCTTTGCGTTACTATTAATCACAGTAGTGACAGATGGAAATCTATCTCCTTCTGGTGTAGCATAAAGACGTTTGCCTTCTACCATTGTAGCACATAATTCGATAGGGTCAAGTCCTACGTGATTAAATGTTTTCATAATCCTAGATTAATTTTGCTTATTAAGTAAGACTTAACAAGTCCTGACCTAACGATATCATCTATACCAAACTCGACTAAAGAAAACTCATCCATGTTCTGAATGATACGTTGAAAGTCTAGAATACCTGTCCTTTCATTGCTCTTTAATAAATCTGTTTGTGCAGCATCACCACAGAATATTATCTTACTATCTTGTCCGACACGAGTGATGATACTATCTAGTTCGTGGAAGTTTAAGTTCTGACACTCATCAATTATAACAATAGCATTATCTAATGTGGTTCCACGAATGAAACTTGTAGACCAGAACGATATAGTTTCTTGTGCCTTAAGATTATCATACAACATTTCATATGCATTGTCATCAGGCATCTCAAACATAGATTGTACCATCTTTTTATATGGTATCTGATATAAAGATGACTTGTCTTCGTGATCACCAGGTAAGAATCCTATTTCTCTAGTTGCGACAAGAGATCTAACAATGTAGATCTTTTCATATGGTGAGTAATCATCTAACACTTCCTTGAGTGCTTTGTATAGAGCAACAAAAGTTTTACCAGTTCCTGCTACACCATAGGCATAGATCATCTTACCTTCATCCCACTGCTCCCACATCACTTTCTGATTGTCAGTTAGTGGTTCAATAGGAAGCATGTACTCTTGACTAATAGGTTTCCTGCGTTTCATTTGTTTCGCAGTCATACCTTGACCTGGTGCTTTGTTTGTTTTCTTTTTTACTGGCATATTAGTATCTGTATTTGTCAGTGATAGTTCTATTGTTTACTGATTGTGCTTTAGGAATGACTTTATTTTTCATGATGTCTGTCCAACCAGGATGAGTGGTTGCCATCTTGTCTCTCCACTCACCTACCTCACCCATGTTAGCAACTCCTGCGTGCCAATCTTTATCCCAATCGGGATTATCTTTTCTCCACTGATCATATTCTTTCATGGTCATGTGAAGTTCTTTCTTCTCTTCAGTTTTTAAATTTTTTACAGGATATGTTGGCATTAATTCCACTCCAATGCTGATGAACAAATAGGAAACTGCTCTATGAATACACGTTTAGCATCGTTAGCGATGTCCATGTGTTCTTTTTGAGTTCCATGTGCACTACGTAAATCTATGTAGTGAACCCAAGAACGTACGCTTCCCGTCATATAGATCTTGGTTGGTGTTGCTAACGGGAGAACAAATCTCGCACATTCCTTTGCAACACCTTCACGTATGAGTTCATTGTATAAGTCAATTCCCTCAGCGAAATAGGCAGCAATCTCTTTCTGTAGGAATGACGTTTGTTTTTCGGGGATATCATCTATACTATTCTGTCTATTCTTTTTATCTTGTCTTCGTAAATCTGGTACAGGTATTGCTCCAAGTAAATTAGTATTTGCATAGCGTTGACTAAACTCTTGGAATGTAAATGATCTGTGTCTTAAAACCTGAGCAGCAATACCTCTAGTTGTTTCTATTTCTAGAGTCATGTGTGCCTGTTCAAATACAGACCAGTGTTGATGTTTAATACAATACTTAAGGAGTCCTGCGACATCAGGATTTTCCTGATTCTTGGGGTTGCTCACTCTCGCTACGTAACCCATCGTCTCCTCTGCGTTGGGTGTCACGGTTATCAGTTTTACTGAATTCATTATTAAATCCTTTCTTTCTCCTTAATTTTTTAAGTTTGAGTTCGTGTTTTGCATTGTTAAGTTGCTTCTTCATGTAGTGTATTTCTACATCAGAAT